GATAAGTATATGGATTTATATGTTGAGCATGTATCCACAAATATTTTTGATTTATTCCCTAAAGGTAACGATGCTCAAATCGCAGATGCTATTTTAGAGTTATTTCGTAAGAGAGAGAATATAGAGATCTTTAACAAAAAAGCACTATACATCTACATCAGAGAAATGGTAGACGTTAAAACACCTAAAATCACTCGCATAGCTCAACAACTACATACCATATTTAAATCAGAATATTTATTCTATTTGGATAATGGATACGCAAGATTTTAATATCTAATATTTATAATAAAATATTATGGGTAAGTTTGACGACAAAATATTCGGTAAGAAGAAGTTCTCCGATATACTCCAAGAAATCCACGAAAATCAAAATACTAGAGGTGCTCAAATCATAGGTTTAATCTCAGAGTTAAAACCATTAATCGAGGACATTGGTGATGCAACTCTTATTGTACCACTAATCAAAGAATATATGGAACTAGGTATTAAAAACGACGAAGTGTTAGTTAAGATGGCTACTATAGTTCAAAGAGCAACTCAAAACAAAGGTAGTGATATTGAAACTACACTATTAACTGAGGAAGAAAAAGCACAACTTTTAGGAGAAATAAAGAACCTTCCCGAATCTACTAAGTAATGTCTACATTAGGATTTGCAGCATTAAATAATAACTTAAATCAAGTTGATGTATCTGGCTTAGCAGTCAAATCAAGTAACTTAGATAATACCTACCAGACCGGTAGAGTATTAAACGTTATATTAGATGAAAACTCAGATAACTTTGAGAGTTATGGTGAGTGGAACGGTATAGGTACTATTGAGTTTGAAATAGTAAACTACCAATCATCAAGAGAGGGTGGTAAAACTATAGCAACCCCACTATTATCTAATAATAAAAAATACCCTTTAGTAAACGAGTTAGTATTAATATTTAGATTACCAGATACAGGTTTAGGAGTACGTACAGGTTCAGAGAAGTTTTATTATTTAAATACACTTTCACTTTGGAACCACCCACACCACAACGCATATCCAAACCCACTAAAACCACAATCAGACGAACAAACACAAGACTACGCTCAAACATCAGGTGGGAACGTTAGACGAGTTAAGGATGGTTCAACTGAGATAGATTTAAACGGAGAATCAGGTGGAACGTTTGTAGAAGAAACTAACATACACCCTATATTACCCTTCGCTGGAGATGTTATAGTTGAAGGTAGATTTAGTAATAGTATAAGATTAGGTAATACATCAAAAACAGATTCTAAATATACTAACAACTGGTCTGAAAACGGAGATGATGGTTCACCTATTACTATTATTAGAAACGGTCAACCCGAAGACTCATCTGAGTTAGGATGGTTACCTGTAACTGAAAATATTAATAAAGATTTATCGTCTATTTATTTAACCAAAGATCAAAAAATACCTTTAGAGTTAGATAACGAGTTATATGAAGCCTTTAACGAAGCTCCAATAACAGCTCCAGAATATTTAGAAAATCAAATAGTATTAAATAGTGGTAGATTAGTACTTAACTCAAAAACAGACTCAGTACTAATATCTGCTAATAAACAAATAGCAATAACATCTATAGGTACAGTAGGTATAGCATCAGATTCTGATATTAACCTCGCAGCACCTAAAGTAAACTTAGGTTCAAAAGATGCAGCACAAGCCCTAATATTAGGTGATGATTTTATGCAGCAGTTCGAATCCCTATTAAAAGGTGTAAAAAACCTATGTGGTGCTTTAGAAATGGATCAAAATTGGCCTGGTGGTGCACCAGTACCTAATGTTCCAGTTAACGCAGCAGCATCTAATACTAAAGCAGTATCTCAATCTATTCTTAACCTAGTCAAAAACGATAAACTAATATCTAAAGTTAGTAGAACTGTATAATGGCAAACGACAAATATATTTTATCGAATGACTACTATGTAGAGATTGAAACCTTTGGTCCCCAAAATTTTGCTATACTGTATGATCCTTTTGGATTTAAAGTAAATGAAGGCCCAAAAACCATCTCAGATGCCCTTTTAAACTTAGTTAAACAAGTAGTTAATGACTATACACCAACAGGTAGGGAAAACGACACTAGTAACTGGATAAACGTTCCAACTGTAGTTAGGGAAGAGGTAGCACCAAAACCCACTAAGTTTCAAATAAAAGGTAGAGTAATAGATTCTATAACTAAAGAGGGATTAAGGGGGGTTAAAGTTAGTTTAGATAAATCTAACACAACCACCCAACCAGGAGGTGGTTTTACACTACGAATAACTGTCCCTGTAGGAGAAGAAATACCTCAAAGTAATATAGATTTTTCACTAAATAAATATGAACCCCAAGACGCACCATCCATAACTTTAGATGGTAAACTTAAAACTCGTATTAACGTTATTGAGTTAAACACTATTAAGAAATCCTTAGAAAAAGAAGAATCTAAACTTTTAGTTATGGATGAGAGTGATATCAACAAGATGAACTCATTTAATCTTAAATCAGCTGAGGCGGTTATAACAGAAACTATTAATAAGGAAGTAAATAAAATAAACGAAAGATTAATACCTTTTGCTTTAGCTCTATTAGCACAGTTTGGTATAACTGCTTTAAACCAACTAGCAAAAAAATCATGCCCCTCTATAGTTGGGATACCTAGACTTATTAGTAAAAAAAATAAACTAACAAGACAGTTAAATAATATATTAAAAATAGCAAGTAAAGTAAAAACTATTTCTTCTATATTAAAAGCTTTAGTAATAGCCTTTAAGGTAGTTAGAAAAATAATAACAGTAAACCCTATACCATCAACTATAGGTTTACCACCAGGTCCAGCAGGGGGTGTTATTATATCTACTTCTTTAGGTAAAATATCAGTAATAGAAGATAAAAAAGATAAACTAACCAAATTAATAGATAGGTTTGGGAATGTTGTAGGTATATTAACTCCATCAACAATCCCTCTTGTATCTACTTTAACTAAAGTATTAAATATATTAAGCTCAGTAGATAGTTTAATAGGAGAGTGTTTAGATGAATCTAGACAAGCAGTAGTAGATGAGTTAAATAAAGAAGAAGAAGTAGATAAAGATCTTACAAACGGGGTAACTATCCAACCTGGTAGTTTAACTATCCAAGATGTTGATTTTTCAAAAATAGATGACTCTAGAATAAGAAGAATATTAGGTATTTCACCTAACGCCGACTTTAATATCCAAGACCTATTATCAGGAACTTATCTACAAGTACAACTAGATGAGGAACTTACAAATATCACTAAAGAATCAGCAGAATCTGGCACACCCATAGTTACTGAATATAACGGATTTATTTTAGCTGTAGAAACACAAGAAGGAGAAACCAATAAAGACCTAAAACGTCGATATGCTGTTGGTAAAGATAGCCAAGGTGTGGTGGTAGTTAAAGGAGAACCATCATATGCTTCATCAGATCAAATACTAATAAACGAACTTATATTCACTATTGAACAAAACGATTTAAAACCAAACTAACGTTATATTTATAATCATATGAAACTAGCAGAACTTAAAAACACACTAAAAGAAGTAGTAAAGGAAGTAATCCAAGAGGAACTAAAGGACATATTACTGGAAGCAGTTAAATCAAATAAACAACCAGTATACGAACAAAAATCATACACTCCACCTACATCACAACCAGCTAACCCAGAGGTAAAACAAAATATCAGAGAAAACTATATGAACGTTTTAGGTGATATGAAAAAACAGTTTACATCAGGAGACGTAATACCAACACAAGGTTTACAAGTAAATGGTCCTGTTGATACTACTTCACCCAACGGGAAACTACCTGAAGGAGAAGTATCTATGGATCAAATAATGGGTATAATGAATAAATAATGGCATTCGGAGAAAGACAAATATTTCCTAACGATTTACGACCTAGAGTCGCTATTGGTGTAGCTTTACCCTTTAGTGCCCCGGCTGTCTTTAACCAAACCTTTCAAACTAAGGATGCTATAAAGTATAACTTAGTTAACTATTTATTAACGAACCCAGGAGAACGAATCGCAAACCCTACTTTCGGAGCAGGTTTAAAAAACTTTCTATTCGAACAAATAGAAAACGATAACCTAGATGGTTTAGAAGAAAATATACAACAGGGTATAAACGAGAATATTCCTAACGTTATCATAGATGATTTAGAAGTAGCATCAAATCCAGATCAATATACAGTGACAATATCACTAAAGTATAGTATTGCTCAAACAGGACTAACAGATAACGTTGAGTTAACATTTCAATAATGGCAAAAGTAAAAAGAGACATATCGTATTTAAATAAGGATTTTGGTGATTTTAGAAATCAGTTAATAAACTTTTCTAAAACATACTTCCCAACAACCTATACAGACTTTTCACCTGCATCACCAGGTATGATGTTTATGGAACAAGCATCTTATGTAGGAGATGTTTTAAGTTTTTATTTAGATAACCAACTACAGGAAACGTTTATCCAATATGCTAGACAAACGAATAACTTATTCGATTTGGCTTATATGTTTGGTTATACACCTAAAGTAACATCACTAGCAACTACACAACTAGATATATTTCAAATAGTACCTGCTAAAACTGTAGGTACAGGATCACTACCTGATTTTTCTTACGCCCTTGATTTTCCTGAAAATACAGAAGTTACAGGAGATGGTCAAACTTTCACTATACAAGATAATATTGATTTTACAGTATCATCATCACAAGATCCTACACTAATAACTGTAGCTCAAGTAAACGGTGCTACACCTACTTATTACTTACTAAATAAGAAACGCAATGCAACATCAGGTGATATCCAAACCACAACTTTTTCGTTTGGTGAGCATCAAGAGTTTCCAACAGTTGATTTACAAGGAGAAAATATAGCTCAAATATTAGATGTATTTGATTCTGATGGTAACGAGTGGTATCAAGTTAGTGCTTTAGGACAAGATTCGGTTTATGATAAAATCAAAAACACAAACGTAAACGATCCTAATAACTCTAATAGTCAAGAAGATACACCTTATATTTTACAACTAAAACAAGTACAAAGACGTTTTGCTACTAGATTTATAGATAATACAACACTTCAAATCCAGTTTGGGTCGGGTAATGCTGAAGCAAACGACGAAGAGATTATACCAAACCCACATAACGTAGGTTTAGGTTTACCTTATACTCAAGATAAACTTACAACAGCTTATTCACCTACTAACTTTATTTTTACAAATACCTATGGTATAGCACCATCAAATACTACACTAACAGTTCGATACATAACTGGCGGTGGTGTTGCGTCTAATGTCGCTGCAAAT